GTGGTGTAAGAAGTCCAAGGGAATCCATGTTTCTCTGCCCACTTAGCGTAGGTAGTCTTGGATCCCTTGTAGAGTTTGTTAAATGGTGCTTGAAAGACGAAGCGAATATCTAAGTCGGGATTGCTCTTCTTCACTGCGAGCATCTTTCTCCGATCCTCGCTTGTCAGCCTCCCCTTTACTTCGAGAAAGATTCCATTCGGTAAAAGAAAGTCGGGGATGTAATTGCATTGAAGAACGTATGCGAGTTTGCAGTTTTCATATTCGTAAGGAACCTTCAAGCTTTTGAGAAGAGCAGCGACCTTCTCTTCTAAGCCTGAACGGAACATCAGTCGTCTAGTTGTTTTTCAATAATTTCTTCTACGATCTCTGACACAGCACGACGTAGCTCATACTTGAAGTCAGAACGATCTGCCTTGTAACGCTCAACTGTGATAGCAGGTAGCTCAATAGTCAGCGTGCCTTTGTAAAGACCTAGTGCGTCATCTTTAGACACGTTGTAATCAAAAGTCATCTTCTTCGGTGGATTCAGGAATAGCGGTTACGTTCGGCTCAGAGGCTTTGAAACCTTGAGTGGTACCAAACAGAGCAGCAACGTCTTCAGCAGCCATATCGCCCGTGTCAGCGATGCCTGCGGATGCTAGAGACACAAGCTGCACACCTACAAGCTTCAACGATGTGCCATAGGTGACACCATCTTTGAGGATGTAAGGCTTCTGGTAGAAGGCAAGTTTCACACGACTACCAGAGTACAAGGGGATAGACTCATCAGTGATGTGTGTACCCTCAGTGTCAACAACAGGTGGCTTGCTATCCTCATTCCAGGAGAACTTCACCTTGTATTGACCTTTAGATACTTCCTCCCAAGGCTCAGGCTTAAGGGTAGAACGCTTAGGGTTCTTCAGTTTAGTCTCTGCCCACTTGAGAGACTCTGCTCGATCAGTTTCAAGAGCATCAACAACAGTGGTGTCAACAATGGCAGACAACGAGTAACCAAATTTGCTGGGCTTCATCACAGCTTGATAACCATCAAGGATAACAGGCTGTTCAGTTTTGTGGATGGTGCGGGTCATTAACAAAAAAAGTAAGTGGAATCAATCACGGACTCTGGCTCCAGATCTCCGATGATCGGTGGGTCAGTCTCTGCCTCAATCTGTTGGGCAAAGTCAGTTAGGTAATCATGCTCTGCAAACAGGTGCATGTAAGTCTCTCGCACGATGGTGCTGAGTACCGACATGTCTGTAGCACGACACAATACAGAATCGTGGATGAGAGCAATAGGTGCGTTAAACCTCAGTGTAGCTAAATGTAGCAGACTAGCGTCTAAACTGTGAATTAGGTTAGGAGCAGTAGCATTCTTGTGATGCTGCTTGTCTACCTTCTTGCTGTCATCAACAGCGACCTCTAACTCACAACGACCAAGCAACTGCAGTTTAACAGTCACCTTCTCTTTCTTCATCAAACGTTGAGTGACGACAAAGCCTGATGGTGTAGTCCATGTTAGCTGTGTCTCCCCTCTGTCAATAGCTTTGGATACCTCTTGCTCAATCCAAGACATCACTGCCATAGGACCAGGTACAACGACATCCATAGCATCTCTGACTGCCTTAACAGTCTTGGTGAGATCATCTTTGTCGATCTCTACCCCTTTCTCCTTGAGTGCGTCCCTGATATACCCACGATTGGAGTACGGCTTAGCATTGTAAGGCACGGTCATAACTACTCTTTTGACCGTCTTTCTGTCCATGTAAGGACGGATAGAAGCAGGACAGTAAGGTGTAGCTGCCTCAGCAACAACCTTGTAAGCATCCTGTGGTTTATTACCAGGCAAGACGTTAACAAGCTGTGCTGTAGACTTATCACGGGCTAAACCAGCAAGGATCTGAAGACCACTGCAAGTAGCATCTGTAGCGACAAACAAACCTGTGTGAGATCGGGTACAAGCTAAGACACAAGCATAGTACTCTTCACAAGCAGCAAGGAATTGCCAAGGCTCATCAGCTGACTCCCAATCAGGAAGACGCCCAATAGGATCTAAAGCAATAGCTTTGATGAATGTGGTATTATCTTTCACCCACTGCAAACGCTCTTGCATCGTTGCCTTATCAAGACCGAATGTAGTAGCTACTTGAAATGCTAACCACTCTTCAGCTTCAGGAGTCATGAACGACTCTTCGTAAGACCTCAATAAACTTTTTCCAAAGTCTGTGTCTTGAGGTGTTAAAAAAGCAGGTATAGGATACGCTCTCCCACGGTAATCGAAAGACCAGGGTACGTAGAACTTCTCTTTATCCTTAAACCGTTTAACTGCCTCTAAAGTCATTCTAGTTCTACAAGACTTCCTAAACTCGTTAGCTTGTCTATTTAGAACTTCAGCTGCCTCTCTCCTGTAACTTTTCCTTGCTTCTGCATTCTCTGCAATGTCTACAGGTTTAGCAGGTAGATCATAATGAACAATAGGAAGGAACTTACCTACTGGCCTTTCTAGTTGATCTAACTTCTCTGCTACCTCTACGATAAAGGGATTCAGACAGTAGGAAACCTTTTGAATCTTGTTCAGAAACTGGATTGGTTTCTCCCCCTGTATACATCCGCCCTGTCCCCTGCGAACCATGTCATGTCCCATCATCACTTCGTTTAGGAGGTAGCCACCAGCTTGGTCCTCTGTCCAATCATTTGGAGGGATCAACATTGGCCACGCAAGAGGACTAAATAGTTCAGCATTCTTCATCAGTTCATCTTTCTTGTCCATGAACTTTGCAGTAGGGACAACATACTGAACTCGCTTAGAACGCTCATGTATCACCAACGTTTCAAACCATCCGCTTGATTTTATG